TGACCGCACAGCTTCGTGGTGCTAACGTTCCTACTTTCAACGGTTTGTACATGGCTTACATCCACCCCGATGTTGCTTATGACTTGCGTCGTGAAACTGGTGCTGCTGCGTGGCGTGACCCGCACGTGTACCAAGACACCTCGAACATCTACAACGCCGAAATCGGTGCTTTTGAAGGTGTCCGTTTCATCGAAACTCCTCGTGCAAAGGTGTTCCAGAACGCTTCTGACGGTTCGGGTTCAACCGGAACTATCGAAGTTTACTGCACTCACGTGATGGGTCGTCAGGCTTTGGCTAAGGCGTACTCGTCAATTGACGGTAACGGTGCTGTCCCGAAGGTCGTTCGTGGCCCTGTGGTTGACACCTTGAACCGTCTCCAGCCAATCGGCTGGTACTGGTTGGGTGGCTACGGTCGCTTCCGTGAGGCTTCGTTGCGCCGAATTGAGTCTGCAAGCTCTCTCTGAGTTTGTCCGGTGTGAAGGCTGGGTGGTACGATACAATGGTGTCGTGCCACCCAGTTTTTCTTTTTGTAGGAGTGTTTGATGAGTATTTCTAATTATGGTGAGTTAGCGTTTCTTGATACGTTGCGTAACACTTCGTTTGCTGTGGCTACGCCGTATGTGAAGTTGCATTTGGGTGATCCTGGTGAGGCTGGTACGTCTAATGCTGCTGTTGAGGCGACTCGTAAGGCGATTTCGTTTAGTGCTGCTTCGGGTGGTTCGATGGTTTCTAGTGCGACGGTTGAGTGGACTAATGTGTCTACGACTGAGACTTATTCACATTGGTCTTTGTGGGATGCTTCGACTGCGGGTAATTGTTTGTGGACTGGTGCTTTGGCTTCGTCTGCTGCTGTGACTGCTGGTGACACATTCCAGATTACGAGCCTTACACTGTCGTTGGACTGAGTAGATGTCTACTTCGTTTCCTTCGGGGCTTGATGCTTTAACTAATCCTACGTCTTCGGATGGTTTGAATTCGCCCGATCATGCGGGTCAGCATGCTGATGCTAATGATGCGATTGAGGCGTTGGAGGCGAAGGTTGGTGTCAATAGTTCTGCGGTTACGACTAGTCACGATTATTTGATTAAAAATAATACGCCTGCGGGTGTTATTAATATGTGGGCGACTACTACTGCTCCTACATCTTGGTTGTTGTGCGATGGTACTGCTGTCAGTCGTACTACTTATGCGGCCTTGTTTGCTGTCATTAGCACTACTTATGGTGTTGGTGATGGTTCTACAACGTTCAATGTTCCTAACTTAAAAGGTAAAGTTCCTGTTGGTCGTGATTCTGCCGATAGTTCGTTTGACACTATGGGTGAAACTGGTGGTGCTAAGACCCATACTTTGAGTAGTGCCGAAATGCCTATTCACACCCACATACAAAATAGTCACAACCACACACAAGACTCGCACAACCACACACAGAACTCGCACAACCATGTGCAGAACGCACACAACCACGGTGGTTCTGTTGGTACTGGCGAATTCCTTTATCGTGACGGTGCATATAACACAGGGTTTAACTCTTGGGTTGGTAATGTTTATCTTGCTATTACTTGGAACGGTGCAACTGCTGGTCAAACTGCTACTAACAATGCACAGACAGCAACCAACAATGCACAGACAGCAACCAACCAAGCTCAGACTGCCACCAACCAAAACGCTGGTAGCGGCCAACCACACAACAACCTTCAGCCGTATATAGTTCTTAACTACATTATTAAAACATAAGAGGGAAAAAATGACTCGAATTATTGAAATTGCAGAACACCCACTATACGACGACTTCTGCAACAAGTTCACAGACGAACAACGAATCTCATTTGTACGTGAACGTCGAGACGCATTATTGATGGCATCCGACTTTAGTCAACTATCTGACGTTACAGTTGACAAAGAAGCTTGGGCCGCATACCGACAAGAACTTAGAGATTATATGGTCACATATGATTCTTCTAATACAAACCCTATTTTCCCACAAAAACCATAGGGGTCTAAATGGCTCGCCTGTATAACGACTCCTCGTTTCTTTATAACGCTAGTAATCTTTCATACAACGGCGTAGTCACATTTACGAATACGGCTACAGGTTCGGGTACTGGTACAGAGACAGCAGTATCGTCGGTTACACGAGCAAGAACCGCTACAGGTTCAGGCGCAGGAACAGAAACTGCCGACTCGAATATCAATCCAGTTCGTACCGCTACAGGTTCAGGAACAGGAACAGAGTCAGCTACCCGTATCCGTGTACCAGTCCGTACCGCTACAGGATCAGGCGTAGGAGGATTTGATTCCACCGGACTCCACATCGCCCCACGTTCTGCTACAGGTTCAGGCGAGGGAACATCGCTCAACAGTATCCTCCACAAGAATTTGCGTACCGCCTACGGTGCAGGAGGATCGACAACCAGTGACACCGCTGTCGGTGTTCACATCGCACCTAGAACCGCAACAGGCTCAGGATTAGGAACAGCGGCCACCCTTAGCGGGATCGTTTATATTCGTACCGCTACTGGTTCAGGGGCATCAACACAAACCGCCACCTGGACTAAATCGTTAATCTTCCGCACACCAGTCGAAGACCGATTCCCGTGGGATGACTACCGCAACGCCGAACCCGCCCACCGACTATTCGCCAAAGCCAACCAGGGATACAGGGCAAGAAACATCTTCCGACTCAACACCGGTGCATACACCAACACCGATCCGTTAGACCCCACACTCGTAGACAAAGTGTATTACGGCGGTCACGAATACTTTGTAGACCAAACCGAAAAAGACCAGCTAGTCGCAGCAGGGTATACTGTCACCTGATGCCTACGTTCACCCCGCCCACAGACGCATATCTGAACCTCACCGACTTTGATCTTGACACCCCACCGACAGAGAACCTGCGGTTGTCGTTTCGACTGTTACGCCATTTTGCGTCGTTACCTCGTGGCAGAAATGTCTACAAACTAGACGACAACACATATACCGAAAACGATCCTGCTGACTTTGACACAATCCAAATCAGTTACCTCGGTGGACATGTCTACACAGTTTCAGATGCTGAAGCTGCCAGCCTGACCGCCGCAGGATACAGCGCATACATCACCTGACTATAATAAAACTATGATTAAACACCAAGAAACCCACCCCACTCTTGATGTCGAAGGCTGTTTCGCATGCCGTATCTCAACGGTATCAATGGACTCGTCATGCACCCCCAACCGTCGCAGTGACGCAGCTCGCATCAACGCCACAGAATCCCGATGGGACAAAGACATGGCCGCCTACAAACGCCTACGGGCAGACGGTCTACAACCCAACAAAATTGATGGTGCAGCCAACGTAGAGAAAAAGGCTGAGACAGCGTTCCAGGTGGAATCAGGACACGTGTGAAACACCCTTACGATATTCAGGGTGTCAACATCCCTCATGTCGGTTACGGCAGGATGATCCACGAAATACAGAACGTTGCCGTAGACAGGCTGGAACAAACCGAAGACGCTGCAACAGTCCTGTTCGGCATGACTCCTGACATGATTAAAGGATCGTGGGAAGGGCAGTCCACCGCAGTCTTAACAATGTGGGAAACCGACCTGTTACCTGCCCGTTTCGGTCGCCTCCTCCCACCGTATGATCGAGTCATAGTCCCTTGCGACTGGAACAAAGAATTGTTTGACACCGTTCACCACGATGTTCATGTTGTCCCTTTAGGGGTGAACCATGATGTGTGGAAACCGCAGACGGTAGAACCCAATGAGAAGTTTAGGTTTATTACCGGTGGTTCAGGGTGGTTACGCAAAGGTATCCCGCAGGTAGTTCAGGCGTTCCGTGACGCAGATTTACCTGACAGCGAACTCATCATCAAACTCCCTAACTATGTGTTTGATGATCCTCAACGGTTTGATCTCGGCCCAAACATCACGGTTGTTAGAGATGATCTGTCAATTTCGGATGAACGAGATTTGCATGCGACCGCCGACTGTTTCGTGTCTGCTTCCAGGGGCGAAGGTTTTGGGTTGATACCGTTACAACAGTTGGCGTTAGGGAACAGGGTGATCGCTCCTGCTGCTACAGGGCATTTAATGTTCTCCCACCTGTTTGATTATGCGCTTGATGTC